ACCAGACTCAGTATTAGAACCAACCATTGCTCCTGTTGTATCAGATATAAACTCTGCTAGGGCAGTGCCATTTACTGTAATAGCATCTGCTTCTAATGTACCATCAATGTCAACATCACCTGATATGTCTAATGAAGCAAAAGTACCTGAACCTGCAGTAGAATAATTACCTCCACCAATAGTGTTTCCAGAAGCATCCATGACAAAGGCTGCTGTTCCACTTGGCCCTGATTTAATTACTAGATTACCAAAGAGCTGTGTTATTCTGCCAAACTCAGTGCCACCATCTTTCAGAATAATATCTGCACCGTCAGCGTCTAAAGTAATATCACCAGAAGTTGTAATGTTAGTAGCAGTTAAAGTACCATCAATGGCAACGTTACCTGATACATCTAATGTAGCTGCGTCTAATTCACCAGTAATTGTAAGATTACGCATACCTGTATAGTCTTTGTTAGAATCTAACACAACTGCTTTAGATGCAATAGCATTACCTACTGCAGTACTACCTAAATCTAGTGCATTGATTTCGCCTACAACAACTGTAGCACCATCTAATATATTTAACTCTGCAGTTGATGATGTTATACCATCTAATACGTTTAACTCTTCTGGAGTAGAACTAATTTGAGTTGTGCTTGCTGCAGCTAAAACTGGTAAAGTACCTGATACGTTAGGTAAATTAATTGTTCTGTCTGCTGTAGGGTCTACTATTGTAAGAGTAGTTTCGTGATCGTCTGCAGTTGTACCTTCAAATACAACAGCATTTTGTGCATTCATAGTTACAGTATTTACTTGTGTAGTTGTACCAGATACAGTTAAGTTACCTGTAACATTAAGATTGTCATTTACTGTAACTTCAGAAGTAGTGTGACCAATAGATATAGGAACACCAGAAGTTGCTGTACCAATAGTAATACCGTTTGATGTATTTGAATTGTCAATGTTTAATGTAGAACTACTATCTAAGGATATGTTAGATCCATCAACAACAAGTGTTCCATCTATATCGGTGTTATCTAAGTTAGTTATACCATCTACATCTACGTTACCTGTAACAGTTAAGTTATCAGCCACAGTTACTTCAGATGTGCTATGTCCTAATGTTATGGCTGTTCCTGATACACCTGTACCGATAGATACGGATTCACTACTGTTTGCTGTGTCTACAATAAGATAAGCATCTGAACCTTGTTTTATTGTAAGTGCAGTTCCTGAGTTGTCAGATACTGCTATATTAATATCAGTTCCATCTGCACTAATAGAATCAAGTGCAATGTCACCTACATTAGTAATTGCATTGTCATTAAAAGACGTAGCACCTAATGATATTGTACCTGTTGCAGTTAAATTACTAGAACCTACATCTATGTTGCCAAAGCCACTAGAAATAGCACCACTGTTAAGTGTGCCTACTGTTGTTACATTTGATAATGTGTCTAGTGCAGATTCAAAGTAAGTTTCAAAATCAGTCAGTGCAACTTGCTTCATTGTTCCGTCATCATTGACTACAACTCTGTCGGCATCTGCAAGAGTAGTTGAAGTTGCAGAAGTATTACCATCCATGATATTTAATTCTGTAGCTGTTGCGTCTACTGCAGCTAGTTTTGTAAAGTCAGCTTGTACTAACCCTGATACACCATCTAGTAAATTTAATTCTGTGGCAGTAGAGGTTACATTAGTACCACCAATATCTAGTGTAGTTACAGATATTTCACCTGCTACTGTTACTATGCCATCTGCTACAGTTATAAGGTCTGTATCGTTTGTATGACCAATGGTGCTACCGTCTATAACAACATCATCTATATCTAAAGAACCACCTGTAATTAAACCTGTAGTTGTTATTGTAGATGAACCTGTATCAATAGTCCCAAAGCCACTTGTAATAGAACCACTGTCTAATGCGCCTACTGTAGTTGCAGCAGTTGTCACAAGATTAGGCATTGCAGTTATTTCATCGTCAAAGTAAGCAGCTAGTGAAGTAACAGCTACCTGTTTCATTGTGCCACCATCATTTAATACTACTCTGTCTGCATCAGCTACGGTAACTGAAGAGGCAGATGTATCACCATCTAGTATATTTATTTCTGAAACAGTAACAGTTGCACCGTCTAACTTATTTAATTCTGCAGCAGTAGATGTAATATTTGTACCACCAATATCTAGTGTAGTAGCAGTCAATTCTCCTGCAACAGTAACTACACCACTAGCTACAGTAATTAAATCTGTATCATCTGTGTGTCCTATAGTACTGCCGTTTATAACAACATCGTCTATATCTAATGCTGCACCTGCTACTGTACCACCTGAAGTAATATTGCCTGTAGTTGTAATACTATCTATGTAAGCATCTTTAAAGTACAAACTAGATGTACCTAAATCTACGTCACTATCTGTTACAGGTTTAACTACACCATCTGCAAAAGTTACTTGGGCTGTACCGCCTGAAGTATATGTAAGAGCATCTGCAGCACTAAAGAATAAACCATTGTTAGCATCGCCTGTGTTACTAATAGATGGTGCGCCTGCTGTGCCATCAGAGAAAGTAGTAACACCACCTATAACAACATCTCCTGTAGTTGTTATTGCATCTATGTAAGCATTTTTAAAATATAAACTAGACGTACCTAAGTCTACATCACTATCTGTTACAGGAGCAATAGCACCATCTGCCATTGTAAATTGAGCTGTACCACCTGCAGAAAAAGCAAGGGTATCTGCAGCACTAAAGAATAGTCCTGCATTTGTATCGCCAGTATTTGTTAATGAAGGAGAACCTGCTGAACCGTCAGGTATAGAAACAACACCACCTATAGTAGTAGCACCTGATATATCTACTGCGCCATTTATATCAACTGTAGTAGCTGCTATTTGTACTTCTGCATCCGCAACAATGTCAAGCTGACCATCTGTTGAAGAGTTAATGTATATAGCTGTATCACGAAACTGTAACTTTTCTGTAGAAGCAATAAGCACATCGTCAGAAAACTCAAAGTAATCTTCGTCTACCATAAATTTAAATACGCCTTCAACTGTACCAGTATCAAAAGTTACAACTATATCTGCAGCATCTGATGCACCAATAACAGCAGCGTTAGTTAACAAAGCAGTTACTGGCCCACCTTCTCCTGTAGTACCGTCATGCGTATGTCCTGTACTTGCAGCAAAAGCAGCTAGTAACTGGTTAAATTCATCGTTAGTGTGTGCTGCTGTAATAACATCACCATCTGTATACGATGACTGTCTAGTGTATGTTTGGCCCATTTATCTTCTTGCTCCTGTCTGATATTCTAACTGAAATCCCTTTAACGAATAAGGTGCTGTTTCACCGCCATCGTTTACTCTTAATGCTACAGCAAAACCTGAACCTTCTACTGGCTGTCGTACTAAAGGTTGAGACACACCACCATAAGTTGGTTCGCCATATTTAGATGTTCCGTAAATAGCAACAACGTCAGTAGAGTCTAACGGATATGCTGCAGGTCGTGATGCTTCACTCTCTTCGTAATCATACTTTACAAATAAGTCTGCGTCAATACCTGCTTCAGGTTTATAGTTAACGATTACTCGTTGCATATGTTTTCTGATGCCTGTGTCATCAAATGTTAAATCAGGACTACGGTACTTACCAAATACTGCAGTGCCATCAAAAGTATTACCTTTTTCCTGTGTATATACGTAGCCATCAAAACTGCCGTGTAATACTTTAACGTTACCTGCTTTAATAAACGTATCTGTCGAAGCAGGTTTTATTCCTCGTATTTTAGAAAATTCAAATCCTGAACCTTTTTTTACGCATATAATACCCTGCGTAGATCCTTCACTTTGCTTATCTTTACAAAAGAATATTCTATATTGTGTTTTATCTGGTATAACTATGCTGTCGAATAATTGTGAGTCAATAATATTTGCGTCAAATATAGATTGCACATTAGTACTAATAGTACCAAGTTCAACGTCACCAATTCTAGCCGTACCTGCAACAGTACGTAAACCATCTGGCCCAAGAAAAATTAAATCACCTGCAAATTCCTGTATGCTGTCGCCATTAATGCAACCAATGTCTCTTGTAACAGGAGTAATAGCAAAGTTTGCAGAAGAAGTACCAGTAAGACTAAATATTCTGTTTTCACAAAATATAAACATAGTATCACGGAAAGTTTTTAGTCCTGTAATATTGTCGTCTACTTTGATACTACCTGCACCTGATCCACTGTTAAAAGCATCTTCATCAAAAGGTTGACTAAATACTATTTCTTGTGGTGTGCCTGACATGCCAGAATAAAACATATGACCTTTATAAGAAACTACATGTTTAGCACCTGCTACGGAACTTTCACTTACGTCTGTAGCTGCAAAAGATGTGTTAAATACTACAGGCGCATTAACTCTATCTACTAAAATAATTTTATCATTGCCGTCAAAGTTAAATCGTTCAAGTGTATATTTA